GTAGATGCACACGCAGGAAAAATCTTGTTATGTAACGATGCAGACGGTAAATTTACTTTGCCTTCTATTTCGTCAACAGTACCAAGCGATCCTACAGACCCTAATCAGGCTAATAACATTGGTGCTTCTTTCTATTTCTATATAGAAACAGCAGCAACAGACTTAGACATCTTAACTGATGGAACTGACAAATTTAAAGGTGCGGTAATTGTTGCTGTAGACGATGGTTCAAAGAAAGCTTTTGTTCCAGGAGGAACTAACGATGTTATGACACTAAATGGTTCTACAAAAGGTGGTATAGTCGGTAGTGTTGTTCAAGTAACAGCTATTGATGCAGCTACTTATCTTGTTCATGATTCATTATTAATCGGTTCAGGAACAATAGTAACACCATTTGCTGACGCTTAATTAGGAGCTTAATATGTCTATGCGAATAACAGGCTCAGATGTAAAAACGGCTACTACAACATCTAGTGCAACTGGCGGTGCTTCTTTGATCTCAGGAAGATCAAGGTTAAGAGGCTACATTATTGCTGGTGGAGCAAGTGATGGAACTGTGACTTTTAAAAATGGTTCTGTTACTGGAGACACTTTATTAATCGCCCCTTGCAATGCCAACGATACAGAAACTTTAAACATACCTGATTCAGGTGTTTTGTTTAACGATGGTATTCATGTTGTATTAAGTGATATTGACAGGGTTACTATTTTTCATTCTTAGTTTTAATTTTGTAGTAGCACTTTTATAGTGCTACTATATTTAATATTATGGTAGAACGAAAAAAAGCAAAGCCTATACCCAAAACCACGAAAGGTAAGGGAGCTAATTATCGACCCACTAAAAAGGGTGCAGGTATGACAGCCAAGGGTGTTAAAGCTTACAGAAAAGCTAACCCTGGTTCAAAGTTGCAAACAGCGGTAACTGGTAAGGTTAAAAAAGGAAGCGAGGCAGCCAAAAGGCGTAAATCTTATTGTGCTAGATCACTAGGTCAACTAAAGAAAAGCTCTGCTAAAACAAGAAACGATCCTAATTCAAGAATTAGGCAAGCAAGAAAAAGGTGGAAATGCTAATGGCTATACCAGACAATGTAAAAAATCCCAGCCTTTATAGTAAGGCTAAATCTAAAGCAAAAGCTAAGTTTGATGTTTATCCATCAGCGTACGCAAATGCGTACATGGTTAAGGAATATAAAAAAATGGGCGGTCAATACAAAGCTAACGGAGGCATAATGGAAAAAAGTTTAAAGCCAATACCCAAGGGCAACAAAGGTTTGTCTAAGTTACCTAAAGATGTACGCAATGAAATGGGTTTTATGAAAAATGGTGGCACAGTTAAGAAGGGTGCGGGCGTTAAAAGTTTTATTGCCCGTGGTTGTGGTGCGGTTATGAATAATCGCAGAAAGAAAACCAAGATGCGAGGTTAAATTATGGGCATGAATGTAAAACATTATTTAAAAGATGGCACCGTTTGGAGTGGCTCTTATCATAAAATGCCTAATGGTAAATTACATACCAATAAAACTCATACAAAAACAAGCAAGCCTGTTTTTCATTACGGAGACTTGGACAAGCCTGCAAAGAAAAGGGCTATGTCACAAAGAGGCAAGTAAGTGGCTAAACCAACAGGCGGATTAAGACGGTGGTTTAAAGAAGATTGGGTAGACATAGGCTCACCCAAAAAAGATGGTGGATTTAAAAAATGTGGAAGAAAGTCCACAACGGAATCAAAAAGAAAGTATCCCAAGTGTGTGCCTAAGTCTAAAGCACAATCAATGAGTAAATCACAAATTAAATCAGCGGTTACAAGAAAGAGATCAGTGAAACAAGGCATTGGCGGAAAACCAACCAATGTTAAAACTTTTGCAAAAAAAAACAAAAAATAAGGTATCATAAACATTAGCCTTAATTGGTTAAATTTAAACACAGGAGCTTATTGTGAAAAACGGAAAAAAATCAAAATCTAAAGCTAAGAAAATGATGTATGGTGGCGGTCTCAAGAAAATGAAATATGGCGGTGGCGTTTGTGCAGGTGCATCAAACAACAGAAGACAGAGACAGGGTGCTGAAGTAGCAAAATAATATGACAACCTCAAGCTCTAAAAACTTTGAGCTAGATGTAGCTGAATACATAGAAGAAGCATTTGAAAGATGCGGTCTTGAGCTACGAACAGCTTACGATTTAAAAACTGCTAAACGCAGTTTGAATTTATTGTTGGCTGAATGGGCAAACCGTGGTTTAAATCAGTGGACTATTTCACAAACAGCTATTGCTTTAACTCAAGGCACGACATCATACAGCTTAGATGCAACCAACCCCACAGCAGTTATTGATGTTCTGGATGCTTTTATCCGAAGAACAACCAACGGCACAGCAAGCGACTTGCAAATGAATCAAATTTCAAGAAGCGAATATGCCGCTGTACCAGACAAAGCATCACAAGGCAGACCGTCTCAATACTTTGTAGACAAGCAAATTAGCCCAGTTATTTATTTATTTAACACTCCTGAAAACTCAACAGATGTTCTTTATGTAAACAGACTGATGCGTATGGATGATGTAGACGCTTCAACCAATACGCTAGAAATGCCTTTTAGGTTCTACCCATGTCTTAGTGCAGGGCTAGCTTACTATCTTTCTTTAAAGAAAGCTCCAGAAAGAACTGGCATGCTCAAACAATTATACGAAGAAGAGTTTCAAAGAGCGTTAAGTCAAGACGAAGACAGGGCATCTTTTAGAGCAACTCCTGATCTTAGGTCTTACAATTACGCATAATGGCTTTTGCTTCGCAAAAAAACGCTTACGGTATTTGTGATAGATGCGGGTTTCGGTACGGTCTAAAGGATTTAAAAAAAGAGTGGAACGGGTATAAAACCTGTCCTGAGTGCTACGAACCAAAGCATCCACAGCTAGATCGAAGAACAAGAATCATTGATCCTGAAGCACTTCAAGACCCAAGGGTTGATACAAGCGTAGTACCAAGCAATTTTACAGTTTATACAAATTGGGATTTGGGTATAATAGGAACAGCACTTACAATTCCTAATGCATTAGAATCCGCATTAGGCACAGTCACGGTAACAAACACATGAGTTTTACATTAGCCACATTAAAAACAGCCGTTCAAGATTATCTTGAAACTAATGAAGATACCTTTGTTAGCCAGCTTGACACATTTATTACGCAAGC